GACTCTGCGAGCTTGGCGTAGATGTGCCGGTAAGCCTCATTGAGCCACTGGTTGACCTCATGCCTCGTCCAAAAGACACCACTCTCTGGGATATCATCCTCGACGAGGGGCTGGTCAAGGTCTCTTGCGACCTGTCGCCGAAGCTCGACTACGGTTGCCATTAGCGGATACTCCCGGCCACGTTCCAATTAGAGCGCCAGCCCGGACTCTCCCAGGCAGCCCGTGACGCCCGCCACATTTCGTTGTGGTCGATGCTGTCCCACGCCTGCCGCCGCCTCTCCCGAGTTTGGCGCTCTGCCACTTCCTCGTTGAACATCGAAAGGCTCTGGTGGTAGTCCCGCCACAGCTTTATCTTTGGCAGCCAGTGGGCCTTCAGGTAGGCCACCAACTCGCCGCAGTTGGCGGAAGTGCCCCAGGTGGGCGGAAGCAACTTCAACCCCCTGTCGCTGCCGCTCTCGCCCTGAACCAGAAGCCTCCAGCCACCAATCTCTGCCCCCGGTGGCCTCGTGGACATCCCCCAGCCGGTCCACCACCGCGCCTTGGGGCGCCACTCTATCTTCAGGCGAGGGTCAATCTCTCTCATGCCGCGCAAAACGGTAGGGTCGGCCCGGTAGGCGAGCGTGACGCCTCCGTCCTTGATGTGCGTGGTCTTCCTCTGCTTCTTCTCGAAGAAGGACCCACGCGTGCTGCCGACACCCTGTATGCCCACGACACTCCTTGGAACTGCCGGGGAGCCGATAACGACCCCCCGGCAGCGTAAAATGACACCTAACCAGTTTGGTTAGAAGTCGTAGAGCCTTGCAGCCCCGATGCCGAATGCTTCGTCAGCACCACCAATGCGGACCATCTTGCCCAAAGCGTTGGGCTGGACAGCGCCGAGATTGGCGAACATGCGGAAGCTAAACTGCCACTGGTCCGTGTTGCCCGACTGGCGAAGGACGGAGCCGTCCTCCTCAATCATCTCGATGTCCCGAAGCACGTAGCTCTTCAGGGCGTCGAGGTTGAGCGAGTAGAGCCTGTCGTAGGGACACTCACGGTCAACAATGATGGGGATATCAGCATCTCCAGCATTGTATACGAGGGCGTCTGCCTTGAAGCCTCCGGGGAAGCTCTGCGGCACGAAACGCCTATCACCGACGAGCAGCTGCTGAATAGCGCCCTGCACCGAGCGGTGGGTCAGGAAGCAGTCGGGGTACATACCCGAACGCTCCTCGACCTGATAGACGAGGTTCTGAAGGTCCGACTCAGTCAGCGCAGCGCCAGCCTTGTCGACCACCGTGCCGTGAGCAAAAGTGTTTCCGGCTGTGCCGCCTGGGGCTCGGTTTATCCCCTGGATAATGTCCAGGTCGAGGTTGCCAGCCGAAGCATCGGCAGCCATCGTCGTGGTGTCATCAATCAGGTGCTCCAGGCCGTTCAGGGCGATTTGCTCGGCAGCGCCCGCTGACGCTATGGCGCCTTGGGCGAGACCCCGGACGACTAGGTCGTTGGTTGTGACGTCATTGTGGACGTTGTTGCAGTTGAACTGCGTCCTGTTGGTGGCATTCACGCTCTCGACATTGGGCGTGCCGCCATTGTCGGAGCGGATGACCCCCGTGCCTGGAATCATAAAGCTCACTTCCATGCCGGGAGACAGGTAGCGGTTGCCGAGCGACGAAGTCACGTCTAGGGCCTGAGTTTGCTCAAGAGTGACGGCAACGTCGTTTCCGGCGCCAGGATTCGCAGACACCCGGCCCAAGACCGCCGTAGGCAGAAGGTAGAAGTCGACGTTGAGGTCCTTCTTTGCGTCAGCAATCAGACCATCGACCTCTGCCCGGAACATGCGCTCGAAGCCACCAGCGTTCATCTCGGTGGACGCAGCGCCGAAGGCACTGACGCCGCCCGTGCCGTGATATTGTCGGCAGCCAATCGTGAAGTTGTTGTAGGTCTGGTTGCCAGCGGCCGGAATGTCGCCAGCCTCAGAGCCTGGCGCCGTTGAGCGGTTACGCCCAGTGCGGAGGCCCTCGATGAAGCCAGAACCGCCCCACTGCTCTTTGCCGACTCGCTTTAGGAGCCCGAACAGAAGGGTTTCGTTGTTCAGCTGGTCCCTAATCTTGGGACCGTAGACCTGCTTAAGCAGCGCGGTGGCTGCGGTGGTTTGAATAGCCATTGTCCTCTACCTCACTAACTAAAGAACCGCGAGAGGATGCCCTTGGTCTGGTCCTTTTCCCACGCCTCCCTGGCTTCTCTGTCATTCCAAGCCGGAGCCTGGGCGACGGGGTCTCCAGTGGGGGGTGCGGAAGTAGATACAGCCGAAACGGTAGCCTCTGCGACACGTTTTTTTTCGTCGGCCCAGGTCTGCTTTCTCTTGGCAGCCCGGTCTTGCTCAATCCTCAATCTCGTAGTGGCCTCTGCCTCGGCGTCAAAGCGTTGGTTTTGGCTCTGTGCGAGCATGTACCTCATAGAGAGATACTCTTTGACGTCCGCGGGGTCTTCAAACCCTCTGGAGCCAACAGCCCGGTCGATAGACTCGATGGCGTTTTTGCTACGAAGCGCCTTCTCTGTCTGCTCTTGCCTTTCACGAAGCGCCCGCAACTCCCGGCGCATGACTTCCTCTGGGTCCTCCCAGACCGAGTCGTCTTGCGCTGGTGCCTGCTCCGGCAGCCTCGTCTCCAGCATCTGCTCTACCCGCTCCATACGTCCGGTCTGTTCGAGGGCACGGCTTTCGAGTTCCCGAGCTCTCTCCTCGGCAGCCTGTCGTGCCTCGTTCACTTCCCTGAACCTGTCGTATGGAACCGGGCCGGGCGTATCGTCCCCGGCCGGCGTAGCATCGTTGACCTCTTCAACGGGTGCCATGGTTGTTGTGTCTTCGGGCATCTAGACCTCCCTACGTCGGCTTGGTATCGCGGTAGCCTTCCGCGTGACGCATCCTGCCGCCTTACGGCGACTCCCACCCCGAAAAGAGCGCCCATAACGCTGGGCAGCGAGGCTCATTTCGGACCACCCTGGAGGCCGCCCTGTGGTTCTGGTGGCAGGCCGGGTTCCCCCGGTCCACCGCCAGCGCCAGGAGGAGCAGGACCACCCCCAACACCACCAAGGGGCGACTCCGGCGTTGGTTGCACCGGACCCAGCCCTTGCTGTAGTGCCATCTCATGTTCAGCATAGTTTGATGCAATCGCTTGCATCGCTTCCGGGTTCTGCTTTGCGTCCTCCGACTGCAACCAGGCCCGGTGGATTTGCATGTGAAGTACGTGGTCCTCCCACGGCATAGCTTGCACAGGCTCACCCCGTTTCGCTTCAATGTGCTCTTGGTACGCTTGATTTCTGTCGGCGATGTCTGGCGTCAGCCGGTCTGTTGCGACCGGGATGTCCAGCATGCGGAAGAGCCGATTTCGCATCAACTTCCCGTCTTCGCCGGTAAACAGCATCGGCGCTCGCTGCAAAAGCTCCAGCACCGTATCCTGCTGGGCTGCCTTCGAGCGTGGAATCATTGCGCCGTGCTCTATGGTCACGTCCATGACCCGGTCCACGTCAGCCTTACTGATATGGTGGACCTCTGGCTTGCTGTCACGGCCAAGGATGCGGATGGTGCGGTCCTCTCCGTAGAATCGCTGCACAAGGTGCAGGACAAGACGGCCAGCTGCCTTCAGCGCCGACTCGGTCTGTAGGGCCAGCGGCACAAAGCGGCGCATCCCAGCCTCCTGCAAGAAGGCAATCGAGCGCCCCGAGCGAACATTGGGCGGGTTCTGACCCACGAGGGGGTCGTTCACGCCGCTGATGTTCTGCATGTGATTCATCGCCAGCGACATGATTTGCGGGTGAATCGTCGGTGGCGGGGGCGGTGGGACGGCCTGAACCACCGAACCGGGGGCCTTGAACAGCACCTCTCCCGGTCGGTCGTTGATGGCGGTCTCTTTGATGCCGGAGCCCTTGTCCACAATCCACTTCGGATTGCCCATGAGATTCATTATCTCGTGGAACCTGGAGATGGCCCGGTTGTGCATCGCCTGCAACGGTCGCAGGTGCTTCACGTAGCCATCTGCCCAGAAGCGACCATGCACCTTGATGGCCGGGAAGTGAACGTAAGGGAACCTGCCGCCGTAGGGGTTATCTCTGGCGTCAAGGGTCATGCCGCCCGCAACCGTAATCACCCGCCCGCTGGGATGCTTCTTCGAGGGTGCTTCCCAGAACTCGAGAACCCTCACCCGGCTCTTGAAGTCGTCGCTGATGCTGTTCGCAGAGCCGGAATCGAAGCGCAGGTGCTGCTCGTAGTTGTAGTACTCCTGCGGCCCCACGTCCGGGTTGATTTTATCAACCTTGGCTCCGAACTTGTCCCGCAGCACGTCCATGTGGACGAAGCTCTCCTGGCAGACCCACCGGGCCTCGGAGAGACTGCGAGCCACCGTGTCGACGTGCATCGAAAACGGGCTGACCACCTGGACGCTGACGTCTCCGGTGAAGACCGTCTCTTCGGTGGGCTCTGCGCCAAGGGGCATGAAGAAGTCGTCCATCTGGGCTTCGTCGCCCTTGGGCTCCTCGGCCTTTGGCGCGTCCTTCGCCCCGGCTACGTCGCTACCTACCGGCAGCGGCACCTGAACCGGCACCCCGGCGTTGGCGTCCCACGACACCCGCCAGAAGCCGTTGCCCGTCACGAGCGCAGCATCTAGGGCGTCTCCGAGCTTGTCGGTGAGGTCCAGCCTGTCCCAGTGGTAGATGAGCAGCGCCTCGAAGCCGAGCGCGGCGAGAACGTCGCCCTCTTCCTCGGTGCGAGCCATCGCCCGGAATGCCGGGATGCGCTCTGTGAGCAGAGCTCGCTGCATCGTAATCTGCGGCAGGGTCTGATTGTCGGTGAGGCGCACACGCCACGGTAAAGCGGGTCTTCGCCTCATGCGGCGGGCACCTGGGTCCCAGTAGGTCCATTGGTCGCCACGCACAAATGCAACGGCGTCGTACCACTCCCAGCGGGACGACTGTTGAATCTGCTTGGACTCTGCGACGTGGTTCATCACCTCCGCCGCAACGTCGTCCGCAGCCTCCGTTCGCTTCCTTATGCGCGTGACGTTACTGGCCACTCTAGTTTAGCCCCAGTTTGCTGTTCCATGACTCGACATCATCATCGTCCTCCGGGTCGAGCCCGGCCTGAACCATGGCTGCACGAGCCATTGCTACGTCGCCAGAGAAGCCCTGGCGCTGCTGCTCGTTCAACTCCTCGGACAGCAGCACCTCGATGGCGTCAACCTGCTCCTGGGCGACCCGAGACGACTCCCTGATGGCGTCTGCGTGGGCTACCTCCACCGCAGACTCCGCCCGGTACCGCTCAAGCACGCCCAGAAGCATGGCGTGGTCCTGCTCCCTCTGAAGAGGGCTCTGCGAGACTACACGCCAGACGATTAGAACAAGGCTTGCCGAGAGGAAGGCGACGCAAGCCGCCATAACCTCCAAACCCATTAGGGCTTGCCGGAAGTCTTGACAGCGCCGCTGTACTTGCCAACGCCCTTGCCAGTGCCGCCGCCCAGGGCCGGACTGTTGCTGCCGCTAGAGTACTTCTTTTGAGTGGAATCGGTACCGGGGCTCTTTGCTGGGAACGTCCGGCTGCTGTTCTTACCTTTGCCGTAGGCCATCTGCCTTCTCCTTGTCTAAAACATCGACCCGAGGACGTCGTGAGACCCCTCGGACCAGTCCGAGAAAATGGGGCGGGAACGGAATGGATTTTTCTCCTTCCGCCCGCCATTGTTTTCAGTCTTACTGACCAAAGCTCCGCCGTGGCCATTCTCGATAACGCCGCCGACGAGAGCAATACCCAAGGCGGTTATTCTGTCGTCGTGGCCATGCGAAGGGTCAGCTGGTTGTTCCTTCGCTCGCCCGGTGTGCCCGGTCACAAGCACCCATTCACGCATCTCTGTAACCGTCTGCGGGTCATTGAGAATCAACTCTCCGCTTCTGACCCCAGCCTTGAGCGTTGCAACCATATTGGCGCGCGTCTTCTGGCTCATCCGCCAGCCCCAGACCGCTTGAGGGGCGCTGCTGACCTGCTCGATGTTGATGCGCCGATACCTGTTCCAGTAGTCGAGGTCGCCCAACTTGACGTCCGTGTGGATGCCGGGGCCTTCGATTTCAACCACCATCATGGCTTCGTTGTAGTAGCGCCCCAGGGCGTTGGCGTCGTGGGCAAGCAGGTCAGGCTCAATGCGGCCATGGAGGATGGCAACCTGCTCCCATGTGTCGTTTCGTATCACCTGGGCGCACGAGAAGTCGCCGTTGGGCTTGCCGTAGGAGGCGTCCACGCCAATCGAGTAGGCCACTCCGGGTTCTGGTGGGTGAAACACCTTGACTGGCCCGTCCGGGCTGTCCGTCAGAATCGCCTGCTCTCCGTCCCACTCGATGAAGCATCTTCGAGGCTGTTTTAGCTTGAGGATGCGGTCTTCGGAGCGGTCGAGCGCCTGGAGGTCGAATACCACCCGCCCGGATGTGATGAATGCCTCATCGGGGGTGGTCGGATACTCCTGGTGAAACAACTTGAGCGAGCCAGCGCATTCGTCTGCCAGTACCTGGCGGCGCTTTCCC